CGTTTGCTTAGGAAAGTCGATATTACCTACTAGGTTCTCTGCGATTGAGCAAAGGCCAAGCGTAGGTGTGTTAGGGTACAAAAAGTCGATGTAACGTCCTGGCTCGGTAAATACCAAGTCGCCGCCAAGGTTTCCGCCGGTACCGCCAGTAACTGACTGCGTACGAGTGAAAAGCATTTCGGGCATGTTGATAGCGTGCATGTCGCGAGCGTCAACTCCGAGCCTGCGCTTTTCGCTTAGACCTTCCTGGTTTACTTCGGCTTCAATGCCGGTAAGCTTACCGTTACGGGCTTCGTTGATAGCCTTAATAATGTTGAATTTTCCAAGGTTGCGAGCTTCGCTCTTTGAAAGCTGACCTTGTACAGCTGATGCATCGACAAAAGTGTTAGCTCTTGTTTCTGCCTCGTTTTCGTGATTTTCCACGGTTTCGGGGTTTTGGGTTAATTGTTCGGGTTCTGCCTCTTGCAAGGCTTTTTCTAGCGACCGTAAAGCTACGGACGTAGTTGGGTTAGCCCCGCGGGGGGTTAGGCTGATGTCGTACATTTCGCCAATTTTTTCAATGACGCGGGTTGGTTTTTCGCTGCGTACGTTCTCCCAGCGCTCTTGCTTAACGGTAAAAGCCCAGCTTGCTTGGTCTACGTCGCCGCGGCCTACTAGGGTGCGTACTTCGTTGCCGGTTGATGTATCGGGTAAGTCAAAACGGAACTTTAGGCCCTCTTGGTCTTGCTCCAGGCTTAGGGTGCCTTCGCCGTACTTAGAGCGAGCTAGTACGTGGTCGTAGTCGTGGTTATACAAAGCGTGTACGTCGTAATCCCTTAACTCGCCTAGCGCGTTAACGTCTATGCGCTCCATAAAGGAACCCATGTCGTACTCGTTCCAATTAAGGGCGTAGCCCTCTATGGTATTATTCTCCGTCGCTGGTATCGTCCGGCTCCTGAATTCCTTCTCCATTTTGCTGTTCGTTGCTGCCCATGTGCATAGGCTTGTTATATACGTCGCCGCCTTCAATAGGTGCTAGACCTTCAATGCGGCGTATTTCGTTGGCGCTCATTACGCCTATGTTCCAGTAACTCACGTTACGCTGTACTTCCGTGGTTATGTCGCCGCGCATAAGTGCCTTAAGGTCCAGCTGAAATACACGGTTACCGCTTAGTAGCTTGTTAGTGAATTCCATTTCTATTACCTCAATGAGCGGACGGATGCAGTCGCTAACAAACTGCGCGTTCTGCGCCTCAATGCTATTTGCGTAGCCTGCGCCGTCCATGTGACCAATTTTGTGCGGGGGGACGCTGTAAAGGCGGCATATTTCTTCAACACTAAAACGTAAGCTCTCAATTAACTGCGACTCTTGAAAGTTCGCAGCTACCGGCTTGTACTCTGCTCCTTCTGTTAACACAGCCGTCCGCCCCTTGTACTCCTTATTCAGTTCGTCGAACTGTCGGCCTATTTGCTTAACGCGGTCCGCGTCCCTTATAGTGCCTTGAATTTGTAAAATACCCTTAGGCATACCCCCGTTACCATAAAACCCGCCCATATGGGCAGTTGCGGCCATTGATGTGCCGATTATTTCTTTGGCGTAAACAATCGGGCTAACTCCGTTAATGCCGTCAAATGACCAGTACTTAAGGTGAATAAGCTGGTTAGGGTTTAGGCGTAGGTTAATACCGTTGCGTAGGTGCAGCTGGTAAATAAGCTCACCGCTGGTAGTATCAACCGTTACCAGTTCGGTATCTATAAGCTCCAGGCCGGCTAGGTTATTACCGCTTCGTACTGGCAGTACGTAAGCGTTACCCCGCAACAAAAGTTGCGTTAACATAGCCTTACGGAAATCGTAGCTATTGTAGGCCTCGTTTGGTCGCTTGCTTACCAAGTCGTTAATAAGGCCTGGCTGAAATAGTAAGCCTTGCTCGGTTTCCCGGAACAGCTGCCAAGGCAGTGAGGCAATCGTATTGCCAATTAAGTTAACGCAGGCGTACAAAGCGCTAACCTTTGGCGCGTTTGTGCTGCTTACATTTTCCCCCGCGAGGGTGGCGTTCCCCCCGAAAAGATTGATTAGCCAGGGCTTAGGGCTTATTACTCCACTAACACTGCGCTTTATACGGTCATACCATGCCATTACACAAAGTTACACAAAAATTATATCTAATTCCTCATACGTTGACATTCCCGTACTAGCATTGTGAACATAGCCAGCAAGTGCCGTAATAAGGGCAGCCGTGCCGTCTATGCGGTCCGGGGCCTTATCCTTTTGAAAGGTCCAGTTGTCGTTCTTGTCAATGTGCAGGCTGGTATTCGCAATCATCCAAGCTGTAATCGGGTTGCCGTCGTGTGTTATGCCTTTAGTGGTAACCATGCGGTAAAGTAGCTTCATAGGCTCGTTTACCATAAGTGCCGACTGCCGGACCTCGTAACAAAACTGCTTGCCGTATTTGCTACGTAATCGTTCCACGGTTTCCGCTGCGTTCCACGGGTCAAAGAAAATGCCTTCGACCGGGTGCTTTTCTATGATGCTTTCAATCATTGCTATACGGTGGTCCGTTGTAGTTACCTCACCCTTCACCATGTCCAGCTTGCCGTTCTTTATCCAGTTCCGCGCTAGGTTCGGGTATTTCTGCTTACGCTTTGTCATGGCGTGGTCCGTGATTTGGTAATACTGGACCGTATAAAAGCGTTCGCCGTTAAAATATACTACCGCATAGGCGGTAAAGTCATTAACCGCTGCAAGGTCAACCCCTAGGAAACAGCGCCATTTATCCAGGGTCTTAGGCTTTGGTCCTTCGCACTTTAGCCATTTGCCTAGTTCAATGTACGGCTGGGCGCTACCGGCCCACTGGTTAAGGTGCAATTTGCGCAAACTTAATAGCGTCGGTTCGTCGTGCTTGGCTGTATTGCTTAATTCCTCTAAGTATTGTAACGTAACCGTTATACCCAGTGACGGGTTAGCCTTCGCCCAAACCTTCGGGTCGTGCGGGTCCTCTTCGTCCGTAGCTCCGTAAATGATAGTTAGCCAGCTAGGGTCTATGCTTGGCTGCTCTTTTACTCGCTCCGCGTATTCGTGCCACTTGTGGGCAAAGCTGTAAGCGCTGCCTGCCGTGGTGATAGCAACCATTTGGCTAGGGCGTGAGGCCATAGACGTACGCAGGGCTTCCCAAAGTTCCGGGCCTTTTACCTCATTCCAGCTGTGTATTTCGTCGCATAAGATAAAAGACGGGTTAAGGCCGTGGTTGCTGCCCCCGTCGCTGGTTATGGTCTTTAGGTAGCCTGGTTTACCCTTCAGCCGTATTTCCTTACGGTATGGCTCCAAGACCTTTTGCAGCTCCGGGTTCAACAAAATCATGTTTCGGACGTAGCCAAACAAGATACCGGCCTGCTCCCTGGTCGCAGCTGCTAGGACTACCTGGGGGTTGGTCCCTTCCTTAAATCCTTTAAGCATGTGGGCTATGGCAAGCATAGCAATAAAAGCGCTCTTACCATTCTTACGTGGTATTTCAAGCCATACCATGCGTTTACCCTCAGCGTCGCGTATAAGCTTACGCTGCCATTCCATAAGCTTTACCGGTTGCCCGGCTCCGCTGTCCTCGGTTAAGACGCAAAAGCGCTCAATTATAGATTCAGTCCAGGTTGACAGCATCTCCCACAATCTTACGCAGTTTCTCAATCTCGGCGTTTGCCTGCTTTAGTGCCTCCATTGCTGGGTTCTTTCTTAATACTGGTTTGCCTCGGTCGGTTTGTGCTTCCAAGATAGCCCCGTGTTTGTCTATGCTGGCCTCGCATTCTGCTTTTACACGTTCCCAGCGTGCTAGTTCCTCAATCATTTGGCTAAAATAGGTTATTTGGGGTATCCTGGTTCCCTCCCTGGTCAAAGGAAAAGGTGACGGTGGAATTCACCGGGTCAACTTTTAAGATGACACCCCACCCCCGTTCGCCTGCTGTCTTGCGTCCATGACATTGAATACAAAGCACTTGTAGATTAGCCTCATCGTACACAGCGCCACCTTCTGCAATGGGTCGTATGTGGTCTATGTGTAGCTCACGGTCGAATAGTGGTACTGTCTTGCATGCATCGCATATACCACCACGCCGCATTAGTATGGCCTGCCTATACTTGCGCCACTTGGTGCTTGCATATAGTGGGTTGTTTGCCACTATGCGCTTGGCTTGGCTCTTATGTTTTAAATAATTCGGCATTAACTACTATAACTACTATAACTACTTTTTTACTAAAACACTCCTACACTACTATACACTATACCTATATATAAACTTATATAAAAGTAGTAGTTAGTAGTTAATCCTTAGAAAGGTTGGGCGTTAGGGTTTATAGGTG